ATATACAGTGCAAACAGAGTAAAATATATCATGTACATTTATCATTATCTGTTGTATAATAAATATAGAAGTTAAGAGAAAAGTAAAAAAGGAGGAAATTAAAGATGAGCAAATTTGATGAAGAAATGAAATTAAGGAGGTTATGGGAACAGGAGGCACTTGAACATTTTAACTTAAATTCAGAAGAAAAACTTAGCTATGTGGAGGTCTTAATTAGGAAAGCTATGATACTTGAGCACTTACTATTCGGAACGGATAAGAAAAAAGCTTACGAAATATACATAAAATTTAATTTAGACGAATTAAAATCAAATATAGATCTAATGAAAATGGTATTAAATATGAGAAAATCATGAAAATAAAACTACATTTTTGCAGTATTTGAAACAAATGGTGAATATAAAATGTATATTTAATAGTTAAACAATGGAGGTTAAGAGAATGAAATTTAAAGATTTATTTTTATCATTTAATGATTGGTCACCATCAACAATGATAGAAATATACATCAATCATGAAAGAGTCTTAATGAAAGCAGGAGAAGTGGCATATCAATATGGTGATTTATCAGTAGTAAGTTTTAACTCAAGAACTGTATATTTAAAAAGGGAGGTTTTATAATGATGAAAGCAAGATAGTATATTACAAAGAAGAGGGCAACAAGTTTTACGGATTTTATTTTAACAGACATTTTACAGCATATAACTTAATACAAGACAGACCACCGGAATCAGAATATAAAGTAAAATTTTTTAACTCAGAATCAATAAAGGTTTGCTTACCAGAATATTAATAGTAAAGGAGGTGGTGCCAAGCAACAAAATACAAATGAAAGGAGGTGAAGAAATGAACTATCTAAAGAGAAACTGGTTTTTATTAACGCTCATCATATTACTCTCTGGTTATACAGCTTACACGTCATACTTAGTATTATCAAATGATAACCAGAAAGTAATAGAAGAGCAACAAAAACAGATATCACTTTTGTCTGACAAAATAACAGAACTAGAAAATAAAGAGACACCAGAAATCCCAGTGCTTGACACATCAACATTGGAGAACAGAATAAGCGCCTTAGAGCAAGCACAGCAAACAATCACATCAGGCGTTGAATCTATGAATCAAGCAATCGAAGGAAATCAAAGTCAGATAAAAGCAATCTGGGTGACGTTAGAAGAAAACGAACTTGTACACTCTAACGCAGGAGAAACAAACAGATAATTTTAATTGCGGGGCAAACGCCCCGCTTTTGTTATTTGATAATTAACTGCTGTCCCGGATAAATTAAGTTAGGATTGCTGATCCCATTGTCGTTTGCAATCTTTTGGTAAGACGTGTTAAACTGACTAGCAATCCCAGACAAAGTGTCACCCTGTTTTACAACATAAGTTTTGTGTGCTGGTGCACTCCCACCATTAATTTTTAAAACCTGCCCTGGGTAAATAAGATTAGGATTACTTATACCATTATCACTAGCAATCTTTTGGTAAGTTGTGCCATATAAGCTAGCAATACCAGATAATGTATCTCCACTTTTTACAACATAATCAACCGCGCTAGGTTTTGGTTTTTCTGCGGGCTTGTTTGTTACAGAATTACCTTTGATCTCTTTTAACAAATCTCTTACCATCTCATTACAATCAACTCCTCCATTAATCCCGGGCACACTACCGTCACTGCAATACTGCCATATGTCAAAAGGCACGCTGGGCTTACGACTATAGTTTGCGATCCAACTTGTGAATCTGTCCAGACTATTTTTAATCACATTTTTAGCCCAGTCCTCATTACAATAATATCCAAACCAATAACCAGCGTCCTCAATCGCCTGCCCCATATCAATAAAATATTGAGCATTGTAATTTGCCCTTATGACAGCATCCTCAATATCAATATAAATCGGTAGTGACAATTTGCATTTTTTAGCCAACCTTAAAATGTGTTTAGTTTCCGATTCTGCGTGCGCTTTTGAATTGGCATAACTGTAAAGATAAATACCATAAGGTATGCCCAATCTGTTACACTCCTCAATGTTGCGTAAAAAATATGGATCATCTTGACTGGTAATATCGTCCCCAAATCCGCACTGAATAATAGCACCATCAATAGCGCCATTTACCGCATCCCAATTAATAACTCCCTGCCATTTTGATACATCAATAATCATATATACCTCCTTACTTGCCAATCAAAAGCATCCCGTGAGTATGCTCCTGCATCCGGCTTGACTGTTGGGCCATAATAGGGGTCACCCCCATGCCCACATAATTGATTGTTACCTATATACATTTCCACGTGATCAAAATACGGATTGTGATACCACCAGTTAAAAAACACTAAATCTCCATTTAGCAGATCACTTGTGTCTAATGTCCCACTACCCTCTTTGATTAGTGTGCCGTTTTCTACTTGCGTCCCCGTCCACGTGCCTATCTCCACACCCACAACACTGTTGTAACAATGCCATACTAACCCAGAGCAATCAGCATAACCATTGTCTGGCCACATACGCAGATCACCAGATTGAGAGTAGCCGAGTTTACCCTCATAACTTAAAATTTTGTCAACTAATTGTTGACGCTGGTCTGGTGTGCCTGTACCTGTATTTGGATAAGACGGCTGAGGGGTAGTAGTAGTTTCTCCCTTGATTTTTTCATTGCGATAAATTGGTAACCATAATTTATCGCTAGCTTGATAAAACTCAATCTTTTTATTAACACCTTGGTTATCCAAATATAAAAAGAATGTTTTACCAAACTTTTGTAATGACTTAATATTTATTGATGTTTCGAAAGGTTTTGAGGTATTATCTGGGTTACCACTATTTTGGTTTTGATTACCACCGATACTATGTTGTGGGTCATAGTTACCAAAACCCTCCTTACCACTTTCTCCGTCCCACTCATCCAACAGGGCTTTTACAGTATTTTGCCTGTTAGAATAACTACCAACTATACCATTATTAAGTACAGTCATATACCATACATCATAATTACAATTACCGCATCCATTAAAAATCTGATAAAATGCTTGTGGTGATTGATGATAATTTGTTAACCCAAAAATAGCGGTCTTGGGATCAGTTATTCCGCACTCATCACGCAGGAGGGGAATATAAGAATTATCACAATCTGACTCCCACAACTTATTTTGTGTGTTAACACCCTCATCAGTAACAAGCACAGCACTAACCTCATTAGCTTCATTTTGGGTAAAAACTTTGTTGCCCCAAGCGTCTCTGCCCGCTTGTATTTGTGGCAACAAAATTGGCAGTTGATTAGCAGTATCAGGATAATCAGTTATTAGCAAATTTAATAAATCCCAACTCCTGCCATATGTCCATTGCATAATACCAATACCAGCCATAGCCCACGACTCAACACTACCATAATTGCAGTTAGTCTCTACTGTGCTTGTTACGTACATTGCATAGCTTTTCCAATTTTGGTCATAAATACTCATTTATTTTAACCATTTTTTGATATAATACATGCGTGATAAAATTGAGAATCTATATTTCCCGCCACTAGGTACTGATCCGCCTAATGTTTTTAGATATATTTTACCACCGGAAATTATATATTGTGGATTAGTATAACTAATATTGCCTTGTGAGTCAGATACACTAACATTACCACTAAAATATAGTGTAGACTCGAAAGTATTGTTAAAATACTGATTGGGTAAAATAATAAAAGGTGTGCCCGACGTACCAAGAACGGGTGTAAATCCATCTTTAAACTCTATTAAGTTGTATAGACTAGCTATACCCAAATCTGGGTTAAATTGCAATAGGCAGTTGTACTGGACAAAATTAGTCGTGTCAGGGTTATTGATATTTATCTCAATCCAGTTGTCAATTTCTGATAATGCGTTTGTTGCGGAAGTGTTAGCAGAGTTAGCAACAGAGTTAGCAGATTGCGCTAGAGCACTAGCTTCTCCAGCCGAAACTTCTGCCGCCTGTGCGGCAACCTTGTTAGCCTGCATCCCTGTATCAATTGCCAAAAATGCTGGGTTTAAATCTCCCAACCAGCTAGCCTTATCAGTACCGATAAATTGTGGTAAATCGTAGTTTGGTGTTTTGTTTGTATGTGACATATATTAATCCTCCTTAAGCTACTGCAAGGACAGTCTTGCCCTCCCAGTCATATTGATAAGTTGTAATATCATAGTTATCATAACCATCTGTTGTGATATTTTTATCGTCATATCCAGCACACGTTAACGCGTCCTCTCTATGCAAGGACACTAAAAAGTCTATCACGTTTTTGTAAAAAACTCTTTGTCCTGTAACTGGATTAAACATATAAAATCTATCATCCTCTGTCAGATATTTTTTAGCGTAAAAATCATACTGGTAACACGTAATATTTTTTGCGTCATACATATCTGCTGTAAGATTAAGCCCATCATACTCAATACATGTAAGTGCATAATAGTTAAAATAATTATAAAAATCATTAAGCACATTTTGGATAGTATCAGTATAACCTGTAATCGGGTTAATCACATAAATAGATTGACCCTGTTGCTCTAACCAAATCGTTAAATCTGTAATCTGCTCTGTTACCCATGATCTTGTTTTTTGGTCAGCACTTTTTATAGCATCACTTAAAACAGTAAATTGGTTATTGATAACAAGTTCTAATTCTGACACTTTTGAATCTGTGTAATTATTGGCAGAATTTAACGTAAATTTATCCTGTTGATCGATATATTTATAAATCTCAGAATAATCTAACGATAATTGCTCAATAACCTCATTGATCTTATAAGTGAGTTTACAAAGCACCTCGTAATATGACAATGACTCATCATATACCAGAGGCATAACCTTAAAACACCGCCAAAATGGATATACATTTCCGATCATATTTTTTCACCTCCTTACCATAATTGCATAAACAATTCGTCTAATTCCTCAATAATCAGCATATCAATGTTAAGAAAACTTTGCCTGTATTCCATCAATAACTGACTATTTGATTTTGAATCGTTTTTACCAGACAATTTACGATTATATTTTTCCGTTTCTGACGACTGTAATTTTGATGTATTAGTTGCGTTTGTTTTTTGAGAAGTTGTAGCATAGTTTTCAGAAAATGGATCTTGTAACGAGCCCATAGGCGTATCGTTTTGCAGTGACTTGTTTTCTCCTTCGTCTTGACTGGTATTATCTCCTGTGCTACTTCTTTCATATTCTTCGGTGGTCGAATATGTTTCAAAAGGATCAAACTTAATTTGTGCTGATAAATACATCTGATTATAATATGGCATAATCTCTTCCATTTTTACGTTCAGATATCGTTTGAAAAGTCCTGCTGTTTCGAAACCAATTTCCCGCATATAATAGTGATTAAGAATTTTTTCGTTTAGTTTCGAACGATAATTCTCATCAAAAATTGGGTAATTTCTTAATCCCAGATCAAATCCGGATTGAATAAGGTATCTTAATTCTGTTGTATATTTACTCATCAAGATCACCTTCCTTTTCAGATGTTTCACGTGAAACATTTTCATCTGCATTATCAGTTCCAAAAACCATTGCGTTATACAACTCCTCTAATTCTGGATTGTAATTTACAGATATGTTTGTTCCAAACATTCTGTTGATTTCTTTTGCGCCCTGTCTTCTTGCGTTTAAACCGATTTGGCGTGACATAGAAATTTGCTCAAGATTGCTGTTAACCTCATCACTGATCTGTCTTTCTTTTTTATCCATGTTATTATTGTTGATTCCTAAAAATAACATAGCTTCATTCCAAATTCTGTTCTTTTCGATGCTCAATCTATCTGCGATAAATGGTGCATCTGTTTTCAGAACCTGTATCGAATTTGTTTCGAAATTTTTGTTTGCGAAAATAAAAGGTTCGTTTCCTTCGTATTGCATATACACATTTTTCATCGTTAGCTTTTGTTTTTCATCGCAAACGATCATAAGTGGGGTTTTTTGAGCGTTAATATTAACGTCAATAGCCCTGCTCACATTGTAAAGTTTTTGTGCAAACATATCTATATCAATATGAGTGGTGGTATGCAAAAAGTTGTTAAAAACAATAACAGAGTCAGATTTAGTTTTAAAATTTTGGTAACTATTTACACTGTACGCCATACGATTAATTGGTATCCTGTATACATCCAATTCTCCACCAATCGTACACTGTAAAAATAAATCGCCAATAATCTCGTCTCTAAAATACAGCCCATAACCATTGTCAAAAAGCGTCAACTCTAAAAACCGCTCGTCAATTGTATCTGGTAAACCCTCCCACTTGTACATATTTATAGCCAGCTCTTTTAAAAAATAGTAGTAATGTAAATATGTTACGTTGTTTTGCCACATATTACTCCATCCATCCAGAGCCTTGTTATAGCCATACACTTTATTATAATTTTTCCTTGCCATTTTTGTCAGCCCCCGATCCATGGATTATCATTATACTTACCTATCTCAGTGTGCCATATAGTAGTACCATTATCAAACATATTTTTTAAAATCTCTATGTCGTCTTTTGGGATGTTACCTGCTAGGATGCACCCGGTTGTCTGCACATAATTAAAGTTTTTATTACCAGTGAGTGATACAGTCTCAATTTTATTTTGCACATATCCGTATCTGGTAAAATACTCCTCTAATCTCTCAGCGTACTCTGGTCGGATTGTTTTCCATTTGAGCGTGATGCCGTTTATTCCGTTAGCGATGTTAAACGCATCGCCACCAGTCTGACCTGCTAATGTCGGTGGTGCAATCTCAGCATCTTGTATTTTTGCCATCTGCTGTCTGATAGCTATCTCACTATTTTTTACACCAGTATACGCACTTTTAGCCCCGCCATAAATTGACCCAATTGTGCCACCAATATTACCTGACAGTATAGAGCTAATAGCACCAGCACCACCCTCTATCGCACCCATAGCTACAGCCTCTTTTTTGTTGTAACTGTTTATACTGTTTGATAAAGCAAAACTATTAGCATTATTAGCCATATATAACAGATAATTGTCCACCGTCACAGGGAGTTGTGGGAAATTAGCGATTGATAATCCAGCGTCTAAAAACTCTCCATATTCTGGTCGTCCGTCATACTCGTGACCATTATCGCCAAAATCATTATAATACTTAAGATAGTAAGTAAGTCTAGGGGATGCACCAACATAATTTACTAACCCTAGCTCTAATGTTGACAACTCATTAACTGCCTCTGGTTTTATAATAAATTGGTTGCCATTATAGGCCGTCATTTCTATATAGCTGTACGGATAGCTATATAATTTGGAATTGTCATACTTTGGGAAATAACTCCACCAATTGTCTATACTACTTAGTATAAAGTTTGAGCTTTTATATCCGTCTCTCAATCTGCCGATCTTTTTACCTGATGCCATGTTAACAATCTCAAAGTTATTACCAACCACCTCCTCAGGCACAATCGTTATTGATTGGATACACTGCGTTATCCATGGCACATCTTTTAGCTCAGCTAAAATTGCTTGTAAGCTATCAGTCCTTGGTGATGGATTATCGTTTAAATTATCTATGACATAATAATCTAATACTGAGGGCATTTTATCAAACGTGCCGCCAGTTGATGATTTTAGGTTGGGGTTGTCAGTATCGCCAAAATCTGATGTGAGGTCAGCACTTGAGCACATTAATACGTAATATGTATTCCAACTGACAACCTCGGTGTGAGTCACAACATAATCACGTCCATATTCCACTTGCTCCGGGAAAAGATTGGACAACCACGGAGTGCCATCTGACAAAAATTGTTGCTGATGAGATCGGCTAATAAATGACTTTAAATACTCGATGTCAAATTGCCATGTTTGGAATACGTCTATCTCAAATGTGATTATTGTGTTATCGTCATTTGCGTACTCTTTGTTACGTATAAATGCGTAAAACCATTTTGTTCCAAAATTTTTGTTTTGAAACATAATGTAATCACAACCGTAAAGATTATCGTAATTTTCCGGAACTGCAATCGTACCATTCCTGCGTAGGTATTGGAAATCATTATACTCTCGGTATTTTTTGGACAAAAAGTATAAAGATTGCTCTGACGCATTTTTAAAGTCCATCTGATTTTTATAATCAGTTAACCTAGTATTGTTTATCAATATTAACCGTGATTGTGGTGTGATTGCCATATGATTACCCCTATCCTGTTACAGTTACAGTGGCGCTTGCAGATTTTGCCGGCATAGCCATACTTGAGTATGTAACTATTAATTCTGTATTTGTTTCCGTTGGCGATACCGTCAATAATCCATCCTCACTTATAGTTGTTCCTTCTGATCCTTTTTCCACTGTAAACACGCCAGACTTATCTATTAATCCAGTTCCCTCTATAGTCCCTGTAAATTGTGTTACGCTCCCTTTTGCAACACTAGCATTTGTGGGTGAAATTGTCACACTAGTTATTTCAGGCTGTACAGTTGTAAATAAAATTGCATTAGAAAACGGCGAAATTGAGAAAGTTTTCCATACGTGATAAAAATAGTTCCAATATAATCCCTCTGGATTATAGATTTCTGTCATATTGTAATAATTGTCAAAAATCATAAACCAGTCACGGTCAACCATTAAACCAGATATTGACTTAAGGGCTGTTAACTCCTCCTCTGTAAATGGGGTATAAGTATTATATGGATCATCAGCAAAAATTTCTTTAAGACGTGGTTCGTCAATTATCCCAAATCCGTCAACACCAATCTGTCTGCCAATTAACTCAGCCTTATCCATATTAAATGACAATGCCAAAACTTCTACATCAAAAATTGCCGATAATTCTGTGGTCAAGATAGTATACAGATATCTTGGATCACTATAAGTCTTAACGCGAGCATAGTTGTAACCATCAGTCATATATCCAAGATTTCTAGCCGCCGCTACCATTGTAGTTGTTACTGACCTAGCATTATCACCCGTTACTGTTGGTATTACTGATGTTGCAATTTTACCTTCTAAAGCACATCTTGCGATGAGATATTTCATCACCAAAAATTCATCGTAATTTGCTCCGGTATAAAGTTGTTCGATAATTCTGCCAATTAAGTCCGTAATACCCTGCCACGATAAAAATGCCTGTCTTAACTGATCATTACTAACAGATGTCGGATAATATTTCTGGTAATTCATGGTGTGAAAAGCCGCCTGTACATCTGGGATTCTCCTTTTAAAAACATCTGTTTCCGCTTTTGCTGGATCAAACTGATATGGGCGCGCAATTTCAACAAAAATTTCTTCAACAGTTTCACCATATTCCAGAAGACCTTTTTTAAATCCAGACCAAGGGTTTTCGTAAAGTCTGGACGTTATGATAACTCTACCAATCCTGTTTACAAGGCTGGATAAAAAAGCGTTCTGCAATGGTTGATACTGCATAATAATATCACCAATACCTCTAAGTGACTGCAAAGACTGATCTTTTGTAACTTTAGCTCCGTTAACTGTATCTCCCTCTTTTAACGCCACTGGCACCTGATCCGCATATGTGCCGCCTATCTCACTACGAGTTACATTTAAAATGTCGGCAGAATTTAATTCGTTTAAATTTTTGGTTGCTTTCGGTTTAGTTGGCATATTAACCCTCCGTTCTTTCTAATAATTCGTCAAAGCTCTGGACTTCTCCGTCCCGCTTTACGTCTTCTTCTGTTTCTTCTATTGTATCGTTAAAATCTTCTTTCACCTCGGAAGTTCCAAAAAAACGATCCATATATCTGGCTTTCAAATCGTCATATTCTTTCTTCCAATCTTTTTCCTCTTCTCTGGGAGTGTAAATGTTTACATCATCACGCTCACTATACTCGTATTCATCCTGATCTTCTCCGTCATACGTTTCTCCATACCTTTTTAGTATTCCTTCTCTTTCGTCAAAATCATCTTTCAACCGTTCCACGTCTCTTTCCATGTCTTCTGTCATTCCACCGCTTTCCATTATGCGGCGTAAAATTTTTTCCATACCTGATCGCGTTAAAATTGCCACTTAAATCACTCCTTTTTAAAATTGTCTACTAACTGCTGGATAACTAATGTGTTATTTTCGATTGTCTTTCGCATACTTTCGGCCTCGTCTTTATGTTGTGCGTCCTTTTTGACCATATACCAAAACATCGCGCCACAACAAACGATTGGAAAACCATAATTGCCTATCATATTCGCAACATCAGCCGGGGACATTTATTGACCTCCTTCCTTTTTTATTCTATACACATTATAACACAAAACGATAAAAAAATGAAAGTTAAGACTTTTGTACCAAAAAAATGTTTCACATGAATCATTAAAAGGGGGGGCGGATCGAAATCCGCCTCTTGTGTATCTGAAATTGACAAGCCTGATAAATCACGTTAGCAAAACGGTCAACTTGACAGGCGGTTTTTAACCCGTGCTACCCCGTCACAGTAAGTATCAACGTTGCCAAAAGATACCTATATGGATAAAATATCAAAAATAATATTCTTGCTGTCTAAGTTATTAAACCTTAATTGCCCATGATCAAAAACTTTGCGTAAATACTGCATTACAAAAGTTGACTTGTTTACCATTAACGCATTTTGCTCATGGTCGTCTGCCTTAAAAGTTAACTTTACTGGGTATGTCATATCTGGGATGTCGTTAACGTATACAATTCCATCTTCAAAAAATTCTCTAATTGCATAATAGTTTTGTCCGTATTTTATAGTTGCTATATAACGACATCTACCTTTTATGTGTTCTATAAAAGTTTCGTTGTCATTAAGATAAACATTTTGAGAAGCATAATCAGAATATCCATCGTCAAAAGCCTTTGAAAACCCAGAACTTGACAGGGATTTACTCGCACTCTCATTAAACGTTTGTTCCATCACCCAGCCATGCCCACGCAAAAATTTTGTGTCATTTCGCAACATTTTATGTATACCCATTGACTTATAATACGGGTTTAACATAGTCACACTGTTTGACGCTAATATTGTGCGCACATATCTGTATTGCTTTCCTTTTCCTCTTGCGATAGTAACGTGGATTGACTGGAATTTACGAATCTCATCTGGGCAGTAATGGTTAGTTTCTGACTGAAACTCATCCAGAAATACATTTTCAACCTCATTAAAATATGAGGAATATTTTTTTAAAGGGTCAGCGTTACTTAATGCAATAGCAAAACCACAACTTTTTTCATTATAATACAATTCGTAAAAAAGTCCTTTTGCTACTGGTCTTGCTGTGATTTCTCCATTTTCAAAAAATAAAGGGCGTATGTCACGGAAAAACATATCTGCGCAAGACGACAACTCATAATTAAATCTATACAAAAGTACAAATTTACCTTTACCTTGTATAAAGTTGTTTAAACAAAGTCTTTTAAAAAATACTGTCTTTCCTGCTGTACGATTACCCACACAGAGATATATCTCTGGTTTTGCACCATCCGCGTCTTTTAAGGATAATAATTTTGTTCCGTCATAGTACATTATTTTTTCTCCTTATTTTGGGCTGTTTCCAGCCCTCTATAATTTATACTAACATGCAGGTCAAAAAATCTTTTCCTTTATAGTTTGTGGATTCTCTTCTGATTACTTTAATTGACCACGGTTCATTTTCGCCTTCCATTTCTTCTGCGATTTCTTCGTAGGTTCTGTAAAGAGTTTCGGAGCCAGAGATATACATAGTTCCGTCTTTGTCAACGTAAACGTATTTATTATAGTTTTTGTTATCGCTCTTTTCATTGTAAACTTCTACTACCGCCACATAGTCAATGTCTATTAATACGCCGTTTTCGTCACGCTGTGTCAGTTCATCCAACTGCTCAGCACCAATAAACATTTTCACCGCTACTCTTTCCTTCGCTGATAATTCTCTTGTTGCGGTTACTAACTTTGCCACATATGTTCTGTTTGTTTCTCCCATTGTTATTCCTCCTTTTTTTTTGTTTTTAGTCTTCGTTAACTTCTTCAGTTCTGATCACTTTTGCTGTCTCGAAAAAATCTGCTTCTTCCTGCCCGTAAGTTGTCCTTACGTAACTAATTGACTTGATGTCAATTAATGCGCCTTTGTTCTGTTTTGACAAAATCAATTCTGCTTTCTCTTTGCTAGAGCATTTTCCGATCTGCTGTGTTCTACACTCAGTTACGATTGCCCCCTCAACTTTTGCAATAACGTCATATTCGACTACTGCGTCAACGATTGTTCTTGTAAACATTTTGCTTACCTCCTTTTTTTAATTTTTATAGTTAACTAACTTATCTATATGTTAATTATAAGGTATTTTAACATTTTTGTCAAGGGCTTTTCGTAATTTAAATGGACTTTTTCTGAGTACTATCCCTCCTTTTACGCGTGTTGCTTTAAGGTTTGAGTCTTCCAACTCTAGGCCTACTGACAGCTCATTTATCGATAGCCCTAATGATATAAACTGATCTTTTGCTGACTGGGACATACCAGCACATTTTAGTAATAAAGTTGGTTTACACGGTATCCCTCCTTCTTCAATGGCATTTTCTGCATATACTTTTTGACGCTCGTAGTACCCTACGTTAAACTTTAATTCGTTGTCCCAACAGCAGAATTCGGTGGGGTGGACGGTGACTCCTTTTGCTGCCTCGTATCCCTTAAGATGTATAGAATCTGTATCAGCGTAGCAAAATCTGTCGTAGTTTTCCATAGCTGCTCGAATTGTAAAATTCATCGCGTAAGACGTAATTGCCGATCCTATTGGTATGTATCCTACTTGCTTTTTATTTTCGTTGTGCGTTATAAATTTAACAACATCCGTATCAGCGTCTAAGTAAGGCTCTTTGTACGAGCTATCATCATTCATCGCCATTTTACCATATAGATTATTTAAAAACAGCTTCGCCATCTCTCTCTGGAAACCTTTGCTTTTCATTTTTAACTCTTTGTAGTAATTAATATATTCATCAAATATGCCAATGCCTGTGCGAAAATAGCAGCCGTCTAATATTTCTAAGTCATAAATGTAATATGTCTCTTTAAACAGATCCCAGTCTTTACATGTAAGAGTTAACTCAACTTTAGTGTCTTGTATGTAGCCCTCGTCGTCTAAATAGTACCTGCTATATTTTCCCTTTTTTCTCACGTCAGACGTTGTTAAATTCTCGTTGGACTTATACAAGTTACTTTTGCGTATATGTATCCATGGTAGGCATCTTGGTTTTAAACTAAATCGACAGCGGAACCTTATAAAATAGTAGTATTTTTCATCACGAGTAATATCTTCCGGTGGTTCGCCCGAAAACATCTTGGGTTTTCCAACAGGATACCTGTTCCCAGACATCGAGTGCATCATGGAGGGGTATAGCGAGTTTACGTCATATACCGTTCCTTCCTCGATTATTTGATGTGCATAAACGGGATTAACATAACACCATCCACCGTGGTAAGATTTATGCACGTATTCCCACACGTTAGAGCATTCAGAATTACAAGGGTAATCTCTTAAGTCCGGAAAATACGATTTGTATTCTTTAGTCGTAAAGGCTTCTTTAAATTCTGCAAGACAGCATGATCCGATTGTTAATTTGTCATGCCCTTCGTCAAACATCTTTTCTAAGGCTTCTTTTAAAACCAAAACGTCATTCTCAATATATTTTAATTCCTCTTCTGTTATCTCACAGTAAGCGTATCTGTCTCCTTCATACACCATGTCTAATTTTTGATGTTTTGTTTTAAATGATTGCGCTATCCTTTTAAGACTGGATGGTATCAATTTCAACGAGTTTCTTATTTCCAGTAACTTATGTCCTTTTTTGATCTTAATAAAATACCATGCACCCATCTGAGATATTGATGACCTGAAAGTTTTATTCGGCATATCTTTATCTCTTTCGTTTGTGAATTTATATCCTTCTCGTAATAAAAAATCGACTATGAATGATCCGTCAAATGATAAATTGTGGAAGTATAGTATATCATTAGATACAGAATTTAAGAATCTAGCTAAAAAATCTCGTATACTATGGTCAACAATAACTGTCTCTGTATCATCATATAATTTAACAGACGCCGCACTCCATACTTCTGTGTGGTCTTGTTTTACGCCTTTTTGCCTTTCTATCACATCCCCCCACACGGTTGTTTCGAAATCACACGCCCAAAAAATTACGTTACTTTTCTTACGAGACATTTTGCTGGCTCCTTATTCCATTTCTATTCCATCTGTTCCGGCTAATTCTTGCATCTCTTGCATTTCCTGTAGATTCAATTGCAGTGCCTTTCCCAAAACTGAAAAGTTGTATGATATAGTTGACTGCAAAGATTGATCCGGCGTTGGAACATATTCTGGGTTTTCCTTAAATGTCTTTTCTACTGCCCGTCTTCGCTCTGGAGAATTATCTCCCAACAACTCATCCATTTTTGCCCTTACAAATCCTCGTAAGGGTGGAATAAAGCTATCTATTGATTCATAAAAATTTTCAATTGTTAAATCAACTTCTGTGTGTATAGTTTGTATAGTCCTATCTCTTGGTAAATTCAGCTCCCTAGCAATATCTTTGACTAATGATGCGTTTCTTTTATTTCTTTTTTCAAGTTTCTTACGCTCGGATGCCCCTTTTGGTTCTAATATTTCTCCCGTAAACAAGTCTATAAAAGGGCTTGTTTGTTTTAGACGGGATAGTGTTTGTTTTTGCAGCCTTGAAACTGACGCTCTTGTTGGGGTCTTTGGAATTGCTATACGCTCAACTTGGTAACCTTGTTTTTCAAGCGCTCTTACTCTAGCTAGGTAATTTCTACGGGCTTTGTTATACTCTTTTCTAATTGTCATATTTTTCATCCTCCATTTTTATCTTTACCCATGCACCATCGTCGCTCATCCCAGCCCACCAGACATCAACTTTTTCCTTATACCACGACTTTGGTATATCCTTTTTTTCATACTTTACACCACCTTTTCCGCGTCTATAAATGATGTAATCGTCGTCTAAGCAGTATTTTAACAGCGTTTTTAACTTCATGACCATATCTTCTCCTTTACTTTTATTTTTAAGTAATCTTTTTATAAATATCGTGTTCAACAGATATTGATTCAATGTCATTTAAACAATAGTACCTAAATAATCTGTCACATGTGACAATCTGAAACATATCCTCATTATCTGCTATTATCACTTCTGGCTCGCTTATTAACATAGCTATTTTTGATATTTTCATGTTTTTACGCCTTTCTTATTAAAATACCTTTTTCTACCCTCTCTAGTTTCACATCTTTATCAGATGGTGTTATACCTATGTCTCTTAATAGATCATAAGGCACAGACATTCTTGTAGTAAAACTACCGTTCATCTGCTTGGTAAACATTATTTTATACCTTCTTTCTGCGTTTGCTGGTTTCATGCCTTCCACCTCCCTTTAATTTCATCATAAATTTCTTTCACTACAACTATTACTAGTATCGTTATAGCAAACACGGTTAATAAGCCTAAAATCATGATCATTAAAGCCTTTGCGATTTCAAATGCTTCTAACATATTTACCTCCTTCTGCTTTCATCATTTTAAAATCCTCCTTTTAAATAAATTATGGTTTCGTTAAAACTTTCTACTAATAAGTGACCTAAGAACATACACGCTTCTCCTGCTCTCATGTTCTGCCTTTTGTGATTTACATAGATTTCTAGTTCTGTTAATGGCGTCCAGTTTTCGAACGCCATGTAAAGTTGTTTTAATACCATAATATTTCATCTCCTTCGTTAATTATGATACTCGTGTATATATTCTGTATATCCGTCAATTTCTATTAACCCTGAGAGAAGACCTGTATCTTGATCAATTTCCATTTCAATTACTTTTATTTGTTCCTTTGGTGTGCCTGTTAAACGCTCTGCAAACAGTAAAAAATATTTGATTTTATTCATTTGATTTCCTCCTTTTTTACTTTTCTCTTAACTTCTATATTTATTATACAACAGATAATGATAAATGTACATGATATATTTTACTCTGTTTGCACTGTATAT